TACCCTTTCAGGATTGAAGGCTATTAACCTTGACGCGTCTTATGGAGGCGTGAATCATCAGCGAACAAGTCGTGATAACCCTTTTTTAGTCGCCTTCGTCATGCCGTGACATGGGAGGTAGCGACCCAAGAGCCTGAAAGCTGCTCTTTGTGTTTTCTGTATGATCAATCAAGTTGACCATGTAGCGAATGATAGTTGAATGCTTTGAGCCTGTCAACAACTAATTTCAAATGATTCTGAAATCAGCAACCAGACAATGTAACCGCCGGTTTTTTCTCTCGCTGTTGATCAATCAAGTTGACCATGTGAAAGATGATATCAACAGTTTGTAACCCTGTCAACAGTTAATTTCAAATGATTCTAAAATTAACAACCAGCTAATAAAACCTCGCTGGTTTCTTTTCTTCTTTTTGATTGAACTAGTCAACCATGTATCGAATCTTAAACCATACCTTTACACCCGTCAACACCTAAATGCATATAAGTTAACAAAAGCCCTTGTAGGGCGTTACAAGAGCTTATACCCCCTATTAAAGGTACGTAAACCACCGTACAAGCTCCTGTGCTGCGTTCTAAGCAACTTTAGGGTATAGATAGGTATAATCATATTGATCTGGTATTATGGAGCAGTACAAGAGCTTACAAGAGTTTATAGATATGACTAGGAAACAAGAGGCACCTGGGAATCATTCGCATTTAGAAAGTAATAGACATAAAAAAAGCCCCTGCCAGTGTAGGGGCTTGTGTGGCGGTACTGGCGAGAGATTAGATAGTGATAGGGCCAACGAACGACCGGCGGTGTTTAATCCCTGCCACCACCTTGTCATGTATTAGAGCGGGGTCTTGTAGATCACTACGCTCTTGTACTGTTAGTGGTATAGCCATTGGGACGGCCTCTACATGGCTAGGCTCTTGTACTACCCTTTCCATAGGCATGTTCCGCATAGTTCCGCTTGGGAGGTCGTTAACTTCAATCTTAGGCTTACCCTTTACACTTAAATCATGCGACCCCTTTGCATTGCTACTAACATGATAAAGTGAACTGTTATTATGAATGTTTCTAAACAGCTTGTTAAACCCGGCTTCCATCTCTTCCTTGATGGCCTCTTTCTGTACGCGTAACTCTTTCAGTTTAGTATTGTATACCGAGTGATTAATATCACCCCGCTTTAAATCCTTTTTGAGTTTAACCTTCTCGCCGTTATAGTCGAATGTATTGTAGGCATGAAAACCAAAAGAGCGTGTATAGTCTTTAGGCAATAATCCCTCGATAACCGCAGCATCTAGAAAAGCGCCCACCTTAGCATGTCCATTTTTACCGTCCCTTGATGCAGCGCCTAGCAAATGCGCTTTAAGTTTAGCGCCCCAAGTGGAAACAACTTCCGGCGTATACTCTTTGCGCTTGCCGCGTGTTATCACGTTATATTGTGGCCGGATGAAATTCCATTCAGCTTTTGATAGTTCACGCTTGGACATATAGGTAATAAGTCCCATAAAACGATGTATACTTCCATCAGTGTGGCCCCATACACTCCCAGCACATATGTGGAAGGGTTTTACCGTTTGGTCAGGCATAACTACCAGTTGTTGTTTGTTACAAGCCCTAACAAAGGCTGTAAACAGTTTATCCCTTTCAGCCCTTATCAGTTCACGCTTGAAACCAGTGCGGGCCATGTCTGCAATGTGTTCAAAGCCTTTTAACAGGTTTAAACTGTTTTCTATAGTAACTGGTAAGACCGGAGTCTCTTTCAAACCTTTAGTGGTTTCTTTTGAGGGATGAAAATGAATACCTAACCGGATTGTTTCAACTGTTGAACTAGTCATTTTAAAAAGCCTCGTTATTTAATGGAAACAAAGTCCGATTATTAAATGTCTGATGCAACTTGATCCTGTTATGTACAGATCCCTTGTTTCCTTTCATCCAGACACCACCAAACACCACCCAGCCGCCTAAGCAACGCCTAGTGGGTCGTTTCTTTTCCCCTAGAACAATATCAGTGTACCGAGGGATAGAAACACCAGAGAAACGGCGGTATATAGATGTAGATTGTTTCCTGTACATGATTATTTAACACCTCTATTGAATTTCTCAATGTAATAAAGCTTTGCGGATTGATACAAGATATGAATACAAAAAGAACAGAAAAGAAAAGCTCCGAATAGCGGCTTTAATTCACAAGTGAGAATAAACCCGCAATTGTTCAAGCTATCGAACATGTACAGGAATGAAACAATGACACACACCGCCATTAACCAACGCATACAGAAACCGAATGGAGCCACTAACTTAAAAGGATTACCCACTTTCATTTACTCCAGTCGTCGCGATTATATTTTTTAGGTGGTGTTTTCCATGGCCTAGCTGGGTTTTTAATTGCACCACGTACACTAAGAACAAGTGCAATGAGGATGAGTACAGGGATAATAAACATGGTTAATTACCTTTTTTAATAAACGCTTTAATTTCTTTGATAAGTAGGTATAAACCTACTCCAGAAAGGATACCAGACCCCACAAAAGCGGATAAAAGTAAAATAATAAATGATAAGTCACCTTTATATACTATGGAACATATCAAGAGAAAACCATAAACGCACATACTAAGAAAACTTATAAAAACAGCACCTACTTTAAGAATCATCATTAAACTAATACCTCCGAAATAACGACATCACCTTCAAACTTATCAACCACTACATGAACCAACAAACGACTAGTGACCTGTACAAGCTTTTCATGTACAGGGAAGCCTGTAATGTCACCACACCACGCGCTACACTCTTTGATGTAGTCACCATAGGGAGAGAGATTAAAGCCCCTCTCGGACGCTATACGCTCTAATTTAGCGACTGCCCTTTGGCTGTTTATTTGCGCATATAAATCATGAGTAGCCATTCTATATACTCCGGTTACGCTAAAATCATTAATTGGAATTTAATCATTCTCTCTAAGAGCTTTTCATTATCATCATAAGATGAATCAGAAAAAGACAATACATTACGGTTAAGCCTTATAACAGCTTCCGTAGTGTCTGGATGATTCTCTAACCAGAACAACAGTTCATCTATTAGAGCCGTTGATTTATCAAGTTGAGTGATAGAATCCATACCAGTTAGTAAGTCAGACTGATTAACAAGAGCGTTGTTCTTGATATGTACCAATGTGGACAGTTCGCCGATAGTTAAGTTTTTCATAATGTCTTTAATCCTTTTTTAGCAGCTTTATAGTCGTCTTTAAAAGTATCTAGTTCATCAATATCAACTATGTATTGAGTAGCCATTGAATCAACTTTCTCTCCTTCCTCGTATATGGTTCCCCACTCCCTTTTCCAATCCTTGTTTAAGGTGGCTACCATTGCATCTAATTCAATCTCACAAGAGCAGGTAAGTACCATGTAAGCCATGCCACGAAACTCGTTATTCTCCATTGCTGCACGTTGTAGTCTCATGATACTGGCAATCCTTAGTAGGTTAGTAGGTCAATCTTTCCTGCTCTTTTTTCTTTTAATTGTAGCTGCTGAAGGGGCATAAATCCACTATATCTAGCTCTAACCACACATATATACGATCTTATACAATCCTTTTACATATAACTAATCCTTTATGGATAGCCAGGATACCATTAAAGCACAGTCCTTAGCACATATATGTAAATAAATCTATAATAATATGAAATTAGATTGAACTTTCTTCCATTCTTGTTGTCTTAGTAACTATATTTGAATACAAAGATAAGTAATAACATGAATGATAACGATAAATAGAAACGCAATATAAAAGTAAGTGAGAGTGTAAGTGCGATAGAGAGTAAGAATGGTTCGTATTCACCCTCAGACTCTCCCCTCATACACTCGTCTAGCTAAATAATAATGCGGTGAGAACCACTATTCATAGTAATAAAGAGAGTAGTAATACGAATGATTAGCGTTTACCTGGATACATAGTAGTAGCGGTATGTGTAGCGTTGTTGTTAGCGGTGTCAATGTTGCTGTCGATGGTGCTGCTGGTAGTGGTATTGTTAATGCTATTGATTCTCAGTACGCGCGGGTAGGGGTATAGGGACATGTGGGGGCAGTGAAAGGGTGGGCACACCACTCTCACAGAATATCCCAGAATAGCTTGTCTACTTAAATTACAATACAACGCAAGGATAGCGTGATGAACAATGAACGTATCACCCTCGAAGATATCAAGCGTATGCAGAAAGCAATGGATGAGGCAAACGTTCCAATGCCTATTTGCTTCTTCAGTAATGAAGGTAAGAGATATAAGCATAAGCGTATCCCTGTGTATCCTTTTGAGGTCTATGAAGAGGTTCCTTATAATGAAGGACTATAACAGAGATACTAGAGTACTTACCATTTCTCCTGGTGATATAGATAACACTAGAGAGAATCATGGGTATTTCTTACCAGAGGGTAGGAGCTATCGTGATGTGTGGAGATATAGCGGTCTAATGGTTCAAGAGATTATCTTTGCAGATGGTGCTAAGGATGAACTCTCCCACAATGATATAAGGTATTTAGAGAGTAGGGTAAGGAGTCGGCCTAATGTCAGCACATAACTACGTACTTGATCTCATATACTCACCCTTCCAAGCTATTCACTATGTTGAGCTACAGCTCCATAGCGGCTCCTATGGCACAGTGCGCATAGGGCAATACGCGGTACGAGGATACTTCTTTAAGACTGTACCTGGCCTATTGAAGGAACTACTGAAATGAAAGAATCTCCGTACATGTCACTTGGTGAACTCTTAGAGCGCCTCGAAGATTATAAAGAGCGTGGGCTTATCACTGATGCGTCTAGCGTAAGAGTATGCGCAGATGGTAATTGGGAACAACAAACAGAAGCTTTCTTCGTTTGCTATACAGAAGAGCAAGAGATTAAAGGGACTACGTGCCAAAGCATACGTATCCCACTTTACAGGAAGTAATATAGAAATGAAAGAACTTACAGCGCAACAAGAACTCTTCCTAGAGTATCTGTTCAACGATCCAGAGTGTGCTCGTGATACTAAGAGTGCTTGCGTAGCTGCAGGTTATGAACTCACTTATCATGGTAGGCTGGTCAAGTCTCTACGAGATGAGATCATGGAGCGTACCAACATCGAACTGGCTATGTCAGCGCCTAAGGCGTCTGGTAGGTTGGTTAGTATGATGGATGAAGATGGTACTATCCCTAAGGCTGAGACACGTCTTAAGGCTATTGAGAGCGTACTAGATCGTGTAGGTCTAGCTAAGAAGCAGCAATTGGATATCACATCTGAGAGCGCTATCCCTCTATTTATCTTGCCTGAGAAGAAAACAGTTGTCCTAGATAACGAGGTGGTACTAGATGAATAATCAGTGGTACGAACTTGATAAAGAGATTGAAGTAGCGGGAGAGTATCCCTTTACCTATGTGGTCACTAGCGGTGACGTAGATGGTATCGAGGTACATATGGCCCGTGTAACATCTATAAAGAGTCATAAAATCTTTATGACGTGGGAAGCAGATCGAGAAGCGACAGACGTGACTGAGAAGCTAACTGTAAATTCGTTGAAGTATAGCGTCAAGAATGTCCTACAACAAGAGGAAGGTGAAAATGCCTAAGCATCAAAGCCTGAGCCATAAGCAGATGGCTGCTAACGATGAAGTCAAGCAAGCCGTAGTTCAAGCGGTAGCCGTAGAGTCTGTAGAGCGTATTGTTAACGCACCTGTGATGGAAGAAATCTATACACGAGCAGCTGCAAAACTTGCAGATGATTTCGATAAAGAAGTTCTTGATATGATGTCTACTGAAGCCATTGTATTGGAAACACCAGTGAAGCCCACAAAGAAGAAGTCTAAGAATACTAAGACAACTAATAAGGAATAAACTATCATGCCTATTCATACTCCTAAAGAACGTGCTAAGAACGCTGCAGTAAATGCTAAGCGTCTTGCTGGTAAAGATACTACCAAGAAAGTCCAAGCAGTTACTAAGAAGAAAGTCATTAAGAAGAAAAAGAATAAGGTCTAGTCCAATGGCAATGACACTTAAAGAAATCCGAGCAACCCGAAAGAAACTGATGACCTCCCTTGAAAAGCAAAGAGTTGCTGGTCAGAAGAAGATTGATAGCTTTGCAAAGCTTGAAGAAAAGATGAAAGCAGCAAAGAAGTAACAACACCCCCACCACAGTCCGTCAGTACGAGGGCTGTGTATTTAATTAACAACAAATATATAATGGAATATATCCAAATGAAGTTATGGAATAAAGTAGCCCTCGTCATTGCAACACTCATCCCCGCCGTATTCACATACCCTGTCAAAGAGAAAGGTGCATACCTTCTTGTGAAAGATGTCGTGTGGTGTGGTTTTGTCATGCGTACTAAGAAGACAAAGATCTCTGATATGGTATAACACTATGGGTGAAGTTGTAACGTTCAAGAGCAAGAAGGAACTCGAAAAGCCAGTACTAAAGTCTCTCGATGATGTGGTTAAGGAAGATCATGTCTGGTGCTGCACATGCGGTGATCAGCTCTTCTTCATTACCCCTCTAGGGTTTGAGTGCTTTACGTGCGGCTTCGTACACACTAACATAGGAGACGGTTTCTGTGACTAAAGGCATCAATGTAAAAGATACGAAAGAAGCATCACCTACTAATCCGCTGAAGTCAAGAGCGAATAAGATCAAGTCACCTACCCTAGGTGGTCGTGGTAATGCGCCCTTGACTGCAGCCCAACTAGATCCACTGAGTCCTTTCAAGCACCCTGTTGTAACTATCAACAATGATGGTAAGCAAGGGAGACGAGGTACTTTCTAAGGAGACCCCCGGTACATGGATACCTCCAACAGCAACAAAGATGTGCTACTCCCTGAGTGGTACGACGTTAACCCAGACATTGAAAAGGATCTGGAGCGTCTCCTTTCAGCCACACGTAATCTCCGTGCTAACGTACCTAGAGGGTACTCTGATGGCGGTGATGGCCTTGCATACCCAATCACAGAAGATCTACTAGCGCTCGTACGCATGACTGCAGAAGTCAGGTACAAGTCACAGAGATCAATGAGAGAGGGGCTAGCCCTAGTAAACTCACAGCTGAGTGCACCTATTAACTCAATAGGCGGCTTCTCTACAGTGATGACCCGTATAGAGAAAGACTTAAATATCTATAAGGGAGAGGCTAGTAGTACAGAACGATTACAAGCTGAAAGAAAGAAACAAGTTCAGGAACGGAGAACTGCAGGTCTTAAGAGAAAGAAGATCGCAACCACTCCCGACCAAGAAAGAATAGATAGACAAAAGGTTTTGACAGCAGCACGAAACGACCTTAAAGAACTGAAGGCTAAAGAGAAGAGACTCAAGGCAAGCATGGCAAGGAAAGCTATGAAGCTGAAGCTCTCTGGTGATCCTACTAAGGAAGTCCAGCCTGAGAAGAAGCCGAAGGTACCTCGTACAGAGTATGACGAAGCAGGACTACCACAAGAAAGAGAAGTAGCGTTCAGGCCTAACCCTGGACCTCAGACAGAATTCCTATCCTCTGATGAAGATATCGTTCTTTACGGAGGACAAGCCGGTGGTGGCAAGAGTATGGCTATGGTGGTTGATCCTCTCCGCTATGCTCACTGTAAGAATCATCGAGCGGTTATCATACGGAAGACAATGCCTGAGCTGAAGGAACTTCTTGATTCGGCACGTGAGCTGTACTTTAAGTATGACCCCAAGGTAAGGTTCAGGGAGAACCCACAACCTACGTTCAAGTTCTCTAGCGGCGCTGAGATAATGTTTCGCTTCTTAGACAGACGTGAAGACATGTTCAAGTTCCAGGGTATTGCTTATACCTACATTGGATTCGATGAGCTATCTCAACAAGCTACCCCCGAAGGATTCAACTACGTACGCTCTCGTCTACGTTCTGCTAAGTCAGGTGAAGATGAGATCAGGTGCTACGTACGAGCAACAGCTAACCCAGGAAGTCTCTGGGTATACGAAATGTTTATTAAGGACAGAGAGCCTAATAAAGCATTCATCATGCCAGGCACAGAGAAGTCTCAGCACCCTACTACGCTGAAGTTTATACCTGCCAAGCTGTCAGACAATCCCTACTTGGATGAAGATGGCCGCTATCGGTCAGTACTTGAATCTCTCGGTGAGACACTGAAGAAGCAATTGCTCGAAGGCGACTGGCTAGCCTCTAACGATAACATGTTTAATGAGTTTGAAATACCTCTGCATGTTGTAGATCCTTTCACTATCCCCAAGCACTGGACTAGAGTAGCTGGCCTAGACTACGGATATAAAGATCCTTCAGCAGGCGTATGGTTCGCTGTAGATCCTGAGGATGGCTCTCTCGTAGTGTATGACGAGTTTATGGAAGTCGGTCTTACAGGTAGGGAGTTTGCTCTCGCTATCAAAGAGAAAGAAGAGAACGAGCTTGTCACGGTAGACCATCCGATAGATTGGCAGATCTACGCAAAGACAGGACACACAGGGCCTTCTATAGCGGAGTCAATGTTTACTGTCCGTGGTTTCCAATGCCGTAAGGCAGATAAGAATCGAGATGCAGGTTGGGTACAGATCCACGAGTTACTCCGGAGAGATCCAGTAACTGGTATACCTAAGGTAAGGATCTTTAGTAGCTGTAAGAACCTCATAAAACAACTTATGAGTGTCAAGGTACATCCTACTAAACCTGGAGATATAAATCAGAATCGTAACTCAGATGGCCACTGGGACTTACTAGATGCCTTTAGGTACGGAGTAATGTCTAGACCGAAACAAGAGACCTATGAAGATAGGTTAATGCGTTCGAAGTCTGGTAACACGTGGAACAAATATAGAGGTTACTTCAATTAAGGATATTATGAATGGCTCACAATAACGATACAGACCAAGAGATGTCAGAACTCCTAGAGAAAGAGTTCCGCATTTCCTCACTTGTTGCTCACGCAACCGATCGTGTTGAACTGGCAAAGATGAACCGTACTGAACGAGAAGGTCAGTGGTTCAAGAACACTCAAGCTTTTAAAGGTATTGATACAGATAGGTTCCGTGAATCTGAAGAGAGTGATGTCTATCTGCGGACTACTACAGTCAAGACGCGTTCTGCTTTTGCACAGATCATTGAGGCGCTCCTCTCCGATGGCCGTTACCCTATTCAGGTAATGCCTACCGAGATTCCTTTTGGTGTCTCTGAGTATGCACACCTCTCTTCTGAGATGGCAGCGATCCCGAATGCTGAGCCAGATGCTAACGCTGCACAAGAAGTACCGAGCGGTGTAGGCTTTGCAGGTGATGGACAAGATCTTGCACCCGGAGCTACGTTTTCTTCTCTTCAAGAAGGTAAAGGATTCCTCGGTGGACTCAAAGAAGAGTTCTCAGATGAGTCTGGTGAGACTCCATTGGCTGCAGGACCAGCAAGGCAAGGTGAACCACAGATCTCACCAGCCCGTATTGCTGCCCGTCGTATGGATAAGCTGATTCAAGATCAGCTGACCGCCTCTAAAGCACAAGATGCACTGCGTAAAGCTATCTTTGAGTGCTGTTTGCTAGGTACAGGTATCCTTAAGGGACCATTCAACGTGAATGAGACCCTTCCTAAGTGGACAACTGACCCAGCAACAGGCGTTCGGAGCTTTACTCCGGTAGAAATCGTCACACCTAAGACAGATTTCGTGTCTGTCTGGAACCACTACATCGATCCCAATGCAAATACCCCAGAAGATGCAGAGTGGATGGCCGAAGACCACCGTTTCACTGCCCAACAGGTACTCGCACTCAAGAAACGCCCACATTTCCGGGCACAAGAGATTGATGAGCTGGTAGCAAGCGGTGGTAACTACACTGAGAAGGACTTTGAGTCCCAGATCCGTGGTAATCCTACCGGTACAGAGATTAATAACCTGTTTAGGGTCGTAGAGTACTGGGGATACATGCCAGTAAAGGATCTTGAAGAGTTTGGGCTAGATATCCCTGCAGATGCGGGCGATACAGTGCAGGTAAACTTGTGGTACTCCGATCATCGGGTACTTCGTATCGTATTGAACCCATTCCTGCCCCAACGCCTACCATATTTCGTATTCCCCTACGAACAACGTCCATATGAGATCTATGGAGTGGGTGTTCCAGAGGCTATGGAAGATTCCCAGCGTCTGATGAACGGATTTGCCCGTTTAGCCATAGATAATCTAGCCCTTGCAGGTAATGTTATGATGGCAGTAGACGAATCTGCCCTAGTTCAGGGGCAAACAGACGACATCTACCCTGGTAAAATCTGGAGAATCATCTCTGGAACCAATGCAAATCAGGCTATTCAGGACATTAAGTTCCCGAATACTGCACCTGAAAACCTACAAATGATGAAGGAATTCCGCCAACAAGCTGATGAAGCTACTGGTATTCCTAGTATCGCACACGGACAGACAGGTGTTTCTGGGTTTGGTCGTACCGCTTCAGGTATGTCCATGCTATTACAGAACGCAAGTCTGAACATCAAGACTGTAATACGAAACGTTGATGTCTTTTTGTTTAAGCCTCAAGGTGAAGCCTACTTCCAGTGGAACATGCAGTTTAGTACTGAGCAGTTCCCTGACATTGAAGGTGATCTTGAAGTAAAAGCAATCGGATCTCAATCACTACAGCAAAAAGAAGTACGTTCACAGCGTCTTCAAACTTTCCTACAGATCTCGGCCAACCCTGCACTAGCTCCTCTCATCAAGATCCCAACGATCCTGAGAGAACTAGCTCTTGCTATGGACATGGACCCTGAAGAGATTATCAACAATCCTGAAGAAGCTAGTATCTACGCAGCGTTAATGGGGGCACAAAATATGCAACAGCCCCAACAACCTGGCGGTGCTGGTGCTTCTGCAGTTCCTCTTCCTACTGACCCAGGCTTTACCGGCAACAACGAAGGCGCAGGTAACGCTGGTGGTATTGGTGGTGCAGCTCCCGAGCTTGCATAACAAGGAGGATATGCTAAATGGATTTAGATAAACTAAAGCCAATAGTTGGTAACCAACATTGGTATCTCTTCGAGCAGTATCTCGGGGAAAGAAGGCAGGACTTTATTAAACGCCTCATCAGTGAGGAAGATACTAAAGCTGCTGCCGTCCTTAGAGGGCGTCTGAAAGAACTCGACATTCTTTTAGATCTCCCCACTAAGGTTCTACGAAGAAAGTAAACATAAATACTTTAACACTCTGTGCAGAAGCTCTAACGAACAAAGCCGTAGATACCTTCTGACTCTATACAGAACTAAAGGAGATCACTAACGTGACAACCGAAAGCCTTATCCAACGCTCTGAGAACATTGTTGACAAGAGCGACAAGAAACCTGAAGTAGGAACAACAGTTGAGCAGCAGGGAAAAGTCGAAACTCCTGCAGCGACCAACCTGATTCCTACCCCGGACACTTCTGACAAGACCAGTGAAGTAGATTGGGAAAAACGTTACAAGGATCTGCAGTCCTTTCAATCAAAGCGTGAAAGCGAATTGAGAACGAAGGTTGCAGAATTAGAAGCTGCTGACTCATCCTTCCATGCACCAACAACACCGGAAGAGATGGAAGCGTTTAAGGAAGAACACACCAACGCTTACAATGCAATGTTGACCATTGCTCGCGAACAAGCGACTGAGGCCACGCAAGGTATTAACGCACAGCTCCAAACCTTTGAAGAGGATCGTATGATGAATGAGTACGCACAAGCACAAGAAGTTATTCGCGCATCTCACTCAGACTTCTCAGAGGTAGTGAACTCTACGGAATTCCAAGCGTGGGCACAGAACCAAAAGCCTCATATTCAGGAGTGGATTTTCAACAATCCTAATAACCCTGATCTGGCTATCACTGCCCTTGATATGTATAAGGCTTCACGAGACGCTGACACAGCGCACCTCGAAAAGGAAACCAAGAAGAAGGCGAGCACTCGTAGTGCAGCCGAATCGGTAGGTAGCTCGACAGCTCCCACTATCAGCGATGGCAAGACTATCTGGACTAAGTCTCAGATTCAAGCGTTGACCAGTGCTGAGTGGAGTACACACGAAGCTGACATCGAAAAAGCCTACCTCGAAGGTAGAGTCAATTTTAATAGTTAATTTTTTATATAAGGTATTTTTAACATGGCAACAGATAACAGCCTATTTAATGGCGCAGGTACAACTAACTTTGAAACAGTCGCAGCCGGTAACTGGCTTGCTACTATCTTCTCTCGTAAGGTTCTTGAGTTCTTCAAGAATGCTTCCGTAGTTGAAGGTATCACTAACAACGACTTCATCGGCGAGATCGCTGCATTTGGTGATGCTGTTGAGATCATCAAAGAGCCCGTAATCTCCACTCAAGCCTACACTCGTGGCCTGACCCTGGTTGATGATGAGCTGGATGATAACAACTTGATCCTGCAAATCGACCAAGCTAACGCTTTCTCTTTCAAGATCGATGATCTGGAAACTAAGCTGTCTCACGTAAACTGGAAAGAGATGGCTACTAAGTCAGCTACTTACTCCTTGCGTGACCAGTTCGATCACGATGTTCTGCAGTTCATGGCTGATGCCGCTGATACTGCTACCAACTTCGTTAACGATCTGACCACTGCTAATGGCCTAGACGTTGGCTTCGGTGCTGGCGAGACTAACCCTCTGGACCTGCTGTCTCAGATGGCTCGTATCCTAGATGAAGCTAACGTTCCTGAAGAAGGTCGCTACGTTGTAGCCTCTCCTCGGTTCCTGGAAGCTCTGGTACGCGCTGGTTCCGACCTGCTGTCTAGCGACTTCAACGATGGCGCTACTTCTTTGAAGAATGGTCTGGTAATGGCCGCTCCTCTGCGTGGCTTCCGTATCCACAAGACCAACAACTTCCCGACTTACAGCTCTACTGGCGGAACTCCCGTTACTGCTGCTGAAATCCTGGTAGCTGGTCACATGACTGCTGTAGCAACTGCTAGTGCAATCACTAACGTTGAGTCCACTCGTCTGGAAGCAACCTTCGGTGAGCGCGTCAAAGGTCTGCACGTATACGCCCGTGGTGTTGTACGTATTGAATCTTTGGTTACTGCACACATCACTACCTACGGTGGTGTTTCTCTGTAATCTGATTTATAGAGTTCTGATGGGAGGGGCGTTATGCTCCTCCTTTCTTTTTATTACTGAGAGGCACACATGGCTAAGACTTACTTAGACGTTACTAACTTGGTACTTCAAGATGCAAACGAAGTACAATTAACTGAGGTTACTTTCCTAAGCCCTCGTGGTCTCCAATCCTTTGCGAAGGAAGCAGTTAACCGTGCTCTTATGGACATCGTTAACTCATCTCCTGAATGGAACTGGTTGAAGACAGGTACAGCAGCATCGCTGAATACTGTATCAACAGTTGCAGACACACAGTGGTATAACTTTAAAACAGTTGTAGCACCAGACACAGCATATGCTACGGTAGATTTCGATACATTCTTTCTAGATAACGGAGTAGATGTATATCAGAAACTCGAACGTATCTCATATGATGAATGGAATACAAGCTTAAGAGAGCAAGACGAAAGCGTAAATGATCAGGGCGGACAGCCTAAGTGGGTAGTTGAGACAAACGATAGTAATCTGTTTGGCCTATCCCCTGTACCTGATAAGGTCTTGACAGTTTCTTTCCGCTCTTGGGAAGATGCTAATACTCTGGTTAATGCTTTAGACACATTACCATTCCCAGACAGATTCTTTAATACACTTGTAGCACGCGGACGCTACTACTTGTGGAACTTTAAAGAAAACAATTTCCAATCCTCTGTTGCGAACAACGAGTTTGAACAGGGATTAAATAGAATGAAGGAGCAGCTTACTACGCCTAAGGGCCGTAAGATGCGACTAGTTTAAGAGGAGCATAAAGGATGCCTAGCAAAGAGAAGACATCTCTTATCAAGTTCCAAGGCGGTTTAGATACAGTCTCTGACCGATTAGCTCTCTTTCAAACTCCAGGCAAAGCTATCAGGATGGTGAACTTCGAAGGTGGTATCCTTGGAGGCTATCGCCGAATCAATGGCTTTACTAAGTTCGGCACACTCTCGCCGGACGGTGTAGGCATAGATCCGGTAATCGCTGCACGTAGCTATTTCAACGGAAGTATTGCGGTGCAAGGCGGTAATCTTTATTTCAGTCAGGACAATACATCTTGGCTGCAAGTAAATAAAGATACCTCAGATGCCTTTGTTAATGCAGCCACACTTGCAGGGCTCGGAGCACTTACACGAACAACTGATGATACAGAAAGGTATCGTTTCATTGAGTGGCACAATGGTTCAGAGAAAGAACTTTACTTTGTAGATACCTTAGGGGTTAACCCTATAGGTAAGTTGGTCCTCCGAGATAACGGAGGCACTACAGAATATAAGTATAAACATGCAGGTGTTTCTGATTGGGGCGCAGGCAATGTGAGAACACCCACTCTTATTGAGATTCACGATGAACGCTTAGTAGTGGCATGTGATCCTAGCTTTAAGAATGAGGTGGCTTACAGTAATCTGCTCGCACCTCTTGACTTCCTTGGTGGTGGTTTATTCAACATAGCTGATGAAGTAGTTTGGTGTGAGACCTTCCGAGAAAGTTTAGTAGTCTTTGGCAGCGGTTCTATTAAGATCGTCACAGGCCTAGGTGATCCTACAAGACAACTCATCACAACAATCACTAATAAGATGGGGTGTATTGCTGGAGGATCTGTTCAAGAGTTTGCTGGAGGGTTGATCTTCCTAGCACCTGATGGCCTCAGGACTGTTTCCGCAACACAACGTATTGATGACTTTGAACTAGGTACAGTTACTACAACGATCCACGATGAGATTCTCGACATCATTGATGATATTGATATTGGTGATATTGTCTCTACTATCGTACGTTCAAGGAACATGTATCAGCTTTACTTAAAGCGTACAGGTGGAGATACTATAGGTATTGGGGGCGTGATACGCAGTGCACTCCCTGGAAGCAGTACGGAAACAGGTGTTAACATTGAGTGGAATACCTACACAGGTAACCCGCTACATGACATAACCTCTACACGAGACGATGATAACAGAGAAGTATTGTTTCAAGTTAACGCGGATGGTTTTGTTTACCTACATGACAGCGGCAATACTTTTGATAGCACTAATATTGTAGCCTCTTTCCAACTACCTGATCTTTCTTTCGACGATCCAAACGTTCGTAAGACACTCAGCACTGTAGAGATATATACAGAAGAAGAAGGTCTTGTTGCTTACAGTTTCAAGGTTTTATTCGACGAGCAACTAAAGACAGCCGCGTCTCCTGGCCTTTTCCCAGTAGGTGAAGACACTACGGTATCTCGTTATGATGTTGCACTATATGACTCAACAGCTATATATGCTGCAATAGATACCAAGATCACAAGAGTATATGTAGAAGGGAGTGGGAAGCTGATATCTTTCTTGTTCCAATCCAGTACTGAGAGCGCACCTTTTACAGTCCAAGGTATCAATATTAATTACTTCCTGAACGGCAGGTATTAGGAGAAGACATGACGGGATATACAAGACAAGAGATCTTCATAAGTGGAGATATCATCGAAGCAGCTCACGGCAATAACGAGTTTAACCAAGTTGTTGCAGCCTTTGCACAGGCAACAGGGCACAAGCACAACGGTACGGCAGCGGAAGGTGCATTCATTCCAGTAATTTCGAATGCTGCAAACACAGATAAAGTAGAGATTGTTACTGGCGGTGCTAAGACTACTGGTACTCATCAGGTAACTGGCGTAATCACAGCTGATGTAGGCGTTACTGCAACAACAAACGGCTTCACAGCAACAGCTGGAGATATTACTGCAACAGCTGGTAACGTCGTCCTTACTGCTGGTAACGTTACCTTGGCAGCCTTAGCGACTGTCGATGGCCGTGATGTATCTGTTGATGGTACAAAACTAGACGGCATTGAGACTGCAGCTACTACAGACCAGACCGGTGCTGAAATTAAGACAGCCTATCAGGCTGAGGCTAATGCCTTTACAGACGCACAGTTTACCAAATTAGCGGGTATTGAGGCTGCAGCTACTGCAGATCAAACTGCTGCTGAAGTTGTATTCACCGCAACAGGTAACATTGTTGCAACTGATGTTCAAGCAGCTATTGCAGAAGTAGATACAGAGAAAGCGGCTCTTGCGGGTGCTACCTTTACAGGTGCAGTCACTGTACCAGGCTTCACTTCTACCGGTATTAATGATGATGCCACAAGCGAAAAACTGCAGATCAGTGATGCATTTATTCAGATAGGTTCGGACGGTTCAGCCCCCACTTTAGATATCAAAGCTGTTAATTCAGCAGCTGAGGGAGCGCAGATCAATTTGTCAGGGTCTGCCTCTAACGACAATTGGGTTTTTGATATAAGTCAAAACGATATGCGTTTTTTCCCTAACAGTGCCAGTACAAACGAAGTAAAGTTTTTTAATGCCGGAGCAGGACAGGTAAATTTATCTACAGACGGAACCATTACCTGCGGAACCTTCACCTCTACTGGTATTGATGACAATGCTACTGGAGAGAGATTGCAGCTTACAGATACTGAGATGGTTTTAGGAGCCTCAGGAGATGACTATGATATTACCCGAAATGTAAATGATAGGATATTGTTTTTATCGGGAGGCAACGGGGCTTCAAGTGGCGCTAACATAGCCCTCATTGGTGGCACTCACGCAACTCTTGCTAATGATATTAAATTAAGATCTGGAAGTACTGACCAACTAGCTTATGATGACTCAGCATCTCTATGGGACTTCCAAGCTAACGACATCACTACTACAGGCACAGCAAGTACTAATAAGATAGTGACCCCTAATGCAGGAAACCTTACGATAGCTGCTGGTGTCATAACAGTAACAGGATCTTTCCATAGGGTAGATACTGAGGCAGCTGCATCTACCGATGATCTAAATACAATAAATGGATTTGAAGATGGGATGCAACTATTCATAAGGCCTTTCAGTGGCGCGAATACTGTTGTCGTAAAAGATGCTACTGGTAATCTTAGCCTTTCTGGGGATTTTTCTATGGACTCTTCTGAAGATATCCTCCAGCTAATCTATACTACTGCTGGAAATAAATGGCTTGAAGTCAGCAGAAGTAATAACTTCACATAATCTATTCAGGACATCTTTGATATGGATATCACAAGACTGGAACATGAAGAAAAAATAAAAGTATGGGATGCAGTCTATCCCATGCTTTCTTTAGCTGATGATTTTACCTCGAAGCTGGCTGACCTCTGTACGGATATCCTCTCAGATGATTCGTACGAACTCTGGGTTGGCATCTCTGAAGAAGAGAAGCTCAGTGCTGTGTGCTTAACACAAGCAATTGACGGTTACTATTTCATACACAAACTCTCTAGCGACAATGCACAACATGATTGGAACACCTTGATCGGTCATGTTGAAGAGAGAGCTAAAGAGTTAGGACTGGATCGAGTATCTATTCTTGGAAGGAAGGGATGGTCTAAGGTTCTTAAAGAATATCATACATCAAAGTACTTATATACGAAGAGATTAACCGGAGGTTCACACGATGGCTGGTGAAGGAAGAGGTCAGGTAACAACAAATCAACTGACAGAAGAAGATGAAGCTATACTTGCGGCTACCGCAACACCCCCAGAAACACCTACTCCAGGCTCAACAGAGACGACTACTACTACTGCTACTCGGGAGACCGGCATCCTTACAGATGCTGAGCGTACTGCTGCAGTAAGTAGCACAGTGCTCCAGAACCTCTCAGAGCCTCAGATCCCTGCTGCTGCTGTACAGTCGGCAGTTCAGATTGACCCTGCTGCAGATCAGTTTGTTGATCCAACAGCTGCTCAGTTTCAAGCGGGTACAGATACTGCACTGCAAGCTACAACTGGCACAGCAGTAACACAAGCTACTCCTGAAGAGATTGAAGCACAACGTATCACAGCAGCAGAAGCTATCGCAGCTGGGACTTCTGGAGTCACACAAGAACTACCAGAAGAGTTCTTAACATCACAACGATTGACTGGGTTACTAGAAGCTACAGGTGATGATCAAATCCCTGACTTTGCTAGGCCAGCTGTTGCACAAGCGGAGCGGCTACTGGCTGCACGTGGCTTGAGCCGTTCTACTATTGGACGTGATCAACTAGTCAACACTATTATCCAATCTGCCTTGCCTCTTGCACAAGCAGATGCTGTTGCTCTTCAACAGAACTTTGCACAGAATTTAACTAATAAGCAACAAGCAAACATCCTGTCTACGCAGAACAGGCAGCAGACTATCTTAAGCAATCAAGCTTCTGAGAATGTAGCTCGACAGTTCAATGCATCTAGCCAAGCTCAGACAGACCAGTTCATGTCTAATATGAAAGCATCTATTGAGAAGCAGAACGCTGACCGTCTCACCTCGATGGAACAGTTCAATGCAGGGCAAGAGAATGCTCTTGAACAGTTCAGTACTCAGATCTCATTTGCACGTGACCAGTTCAACGCACAGAATGCTACAGCTATTGAGCAGTCCAATGTTCAGTGGAGACGTCAGTCTAACACTATCAACACTGCTGCACAGAACGCTGTGAACCAAGCGAATGCCATGAACGCATTCAACTTGAGTAATCAGTCCTTGACATTCATGTGGCAAGAGATGCGGGATGCTGCGAAGTGGACCTTCGAGTCTTTCCAGAATGAAGAACAGCGTCGTGCTGCTCTTGCACAGGCTGCTCTCGGTAATGAGGCTGCACTGGATGAAGCTAAGATTGGCTACATTGAGCGGCTAGGTGAGTTTGGTCTCAACTTGTTTGCAGATAGGGGAGAGTAGAGATGAGTTCACTAGTTAAAGCAACTAAGAAGGTTGCCAAAGGCTTCGGCAAGGCTGTTAAGAAAGTTGCTCGTGGCATCGGAGATCTGGGGAAGAAAGTAGTCTCTGGCTTCGGTAAGGTATATGCTAAGACCTTTGGGAAGCTCGGACCTCTAGGAGCTATTGCAGCTTCCTTTATTCTGCCAGGTATTGGTGGAATGATTAGTGGAATGTGGGCGAACACAGCTGGTTTCCTTGGGGCACAGGGCGGTGTCCTTAGTGCAGTAGGTCAAGGCATGAATGCTATCTCTTCCGGCCTCTCTACAGCACAAGGGTTTGTAGGTAAGGCCTTCTCCTCTGTATCTGATAAGATCTCTGGAGCATTGACGAACTTAGGTGGTTCTGTAACGAAGGGTGCTAACGCACTATTCAAAGGTGCACAAGAGTTTGTTGGTGTTACTGCTAAAAACCAAATGTCTATCCAAGACGTAGGTACATGGGTATCTAATAAAGCACAGAGCTTTGCAGGTAAGCCACAGCCAGGCGGAACAACAGTACCCTTCCAACCGGGACAAGAGTCTGTCTTTGGACAGGTACCTACAGATGCACTGACCGGCCCTGCAGGCCAGATCCCACTCGCTCCAGCGGCTGGGCCTACACCTACAGTACCTTTCGGAGGCGATCAACAGTCTGTGTTCACAGGCTTGCAGACACCTCAAGCACCTACTACCGATATCACACAGCAAGGCTTGCCCGGTATTACCTCTCCTGCACAGGAAGGCTTACCAGGAATTACCTCTGTACAAGAAGCACAGAAATCATCGTTACTTGATAACGCAACTAAGGCACTGGCTAAGACATTCCTAGCTGGCGGACCTGCTCAACAAATAGGTGCCCTTCCCTTCATCAGTTCACTCCCAGATCAAGGACAGCTTGGTGCATCTAATAGGGGTCTTGTAAGTGGATCAGGTGCTGGCGGTGGTCAGTTCTTGACACCTGAACAGAAAGCATTCTTTGAACAAGAGCGTCGTCGCCTAGGAGTATCTGGATAATGGCTATTGAAGAAACAGTAAACCTAACATCAGGTGCAGATCCTTTTGATGCCCCTATCCCTGGAGAGTCTTTGACATCTTCTCCTGATGCTCCTCAGTCTTACGAGAAAGCCCCTAGGTTTTCTTCAGAGCAAGAGGCAGTAGAAGAGATCTTCTTACAAATAACAGAAAACGACAGACTGGATGAAGTCCTTGACTTGATGCGTGCTGAAGTACCTCTGGAAGATATTGCACAGACAGTTCTCTTCCAAGGTTTCCGTGAAGGACATTGGAACCCAGACATGATGCTGATGCTCATTGAGCCTACCATCTATGTCTTGGCCTTCATCGCTAACTACGGTGGTGTTAAGGCAGTGATCACTCCTGAAGAAGATACCGGCATTGACGAGGATGATGCAGAGATGACTGCCCTCCTTGAGAAACTTGCAGGTCAGGGGGAACTCCCAGAAGAAGTAACCGTTGGTAGTACTACACTTCAGCGTCCTTCTAGTGTTCCTGATACGCTGCTGGCATCCCTAAAGAAATCAGATACCCCTAGCTTACTGACGGAAGGAGAAGTCTAATGGCAATTAATTTCGGCACAGCTCTTCTTGCGGCAGCAGGCGGGGCAGCTAAGAAAGGCAATGAAATCCTTGATGAGGGGCGTGCAGCTCGTCAGAAGAAACTCACTGACCGCTATCAGCAGATGCTTTCTTCTCGTGGCAAGGAAGCTGAGACAAGGTTCTCAGAAGACTACAAAGGATACGCTAAGCAAGTACAGTCTCATAATACTTGGGGTGCTGTAGACTTTAAAGACAATGTGGCTCAACAGAAGCGTGCTCTTATGGGTACCTTAGGGTTCACTGAGAAGGATGCAAAGGCTCTTGTTAACACGAAAGAAGCCATGGCAATGTTTAAGCAATTGCAGCAGGCTCCTGGCGATAAGCCCTCTATGTCCCTCTCTTCATTGGAAGAGGCTACCGATCCTGACTCAGGAGCTGTTGGTTCTGCAGATAGGTTGAGAGAGATGTTCTCCTTTGGGAATAAGGCAACCGAACGTGCTGAGAATGCATTTGTTCCTTACTCTAAAGAGATAGATAAGCGAGTAGAGAAGTCCCGCATTGATGGTGCAGAGGTTCAAGCAAAAGCAGATGCAGATGCTGAAGAGTTTAGGTCTGTAGGTTCTGATCTCTTTGGACCAGATGACACAGTCACCGTAGATGCCAGCGATACTGTAGTGCGATTGACCGCACAGGTTGAGAATGCAGAGGCTGCTCTAGCATTAGATCCCGGTAATCCTAAACTCATTCGTCGCTTAGATAACTTCAATACAGAACTTGACAACGAGCTGGAAGTCATTGGCCGCACTGAAGCTGATGAGAACTTCAGGCTACGTCTACCACGTCAGATTGAGTCAGTCAATAATAAGATCGTGAATGCCACAGGTGCTTTGGAAGAGTTGAGCAGGTTCGCTGCCCTACGGACACCAGGACGTACTGGCCTTGCTGGTGCAGTCGGTTCGATCAAGGCAAGCCTTACCAACGCTATTGAAGGTATCGCAGAGATGGTGGGAGTCGTTGACCCTCGCCCTATCAGTGATCAACTGTTAGCTCTAGAAGCTGCAGGTCTTACTCAAGATCAGATCGATAAGCTAGATGGTCCTCTCTTACACGGCATGTCGCAGACTTCAAAGATTCGGTTGGTCTACGCTGTTGCTTCTACTTTCAAAGAAGAAGGACGGAAGAACGTTAACAACATTGATATCGCATTCGCTGCTGACATCCTTGGTAAGGGCGCTACAGAGATGGATGTTGGCCGTGTCTTAGCTCTTCAGAATGGGCTAGAGCGGAACATCCTTGCAGCTAATAAGCAAGGCTATCTGCTGGTAGGTGTAGGCGCTAAAGAGAAAGCACAGTACGGTAATGGATGGATGCGTCAGAAGATGAAATCTAATCCAGAACTCTTCGTTGCCCCGGATGGCAGTGAGGAGTTTGTTCGAGGCAAGCACTGGGCCATTGGCGCAGAAGGTACTGTCTGGTTCGCTACAGGTAAGGATCTCCAAGGAGAAGCAATCTCTCTTGATGACTTCCTTGCACTTCAACTATAAGGAGAACGGTTATGCGGTTAGATGAGATCCCAGTCCTGGAACAGGCTGAGTCTGAAACTGCTGAGAGATCAGGGGGCAGGTCACTTGCAGACATTGCAAAGATGGACCAAGGCCCAGACATTGAGACATTGATCCAAGACACCCCTCTCCTTGCGGCACTATCTGGCAGGAGGGTCGGTGATCTACAGACACCTCCTCCAGGGCTGCCTGTTGAAGGGACTGATGCTGCTACCCCTACCACTACGGTAGAAGGACAAGAGCCCTCACGGAGGCTTACACGAGCTTCAGCGACATCTCAGGAGAGGGAGATCCCTGCTCAGCAAGAGAACAGTAACTCTATCCATGATCTCGGTTCTTTCGCAGAGCGGTTAGATCACGATGTCAAGCTGGCTGGTGAGTCTCTCATCATGGGTGGGGCAGAGTTTATTGACTTCGCTCGGAAGTCTAAGCATTGGCTAGATACTCTTGGCCTTGAGAAGGGTGGCTTTAAGTTACCTGAGATCGTAGTTGGTGGTGAGACGTTAAGTAACCAATCCTTGGCTGATGTGGTCAAAGACGAATATCTCTCCTTGAAGGATACTCTGGGTGGTGGTACTAAGCTTGAAGAAGTTCGTGATGAGGCTGATATCTTTATCAAGCTTCTTGGTGAGAACCTAGGACCTAGTGCTGGCCTCAATGCTACACGTAAAGCAGTTCAAGCAGCCTCTAAAGTATCTGATACTCTTAGCGACTTTTGGGCTATTGAGAAGAAGATTGGTTTTACTGGTGCTGCTACTGGTGCTTTTGCAGCAGGCTTTACTCAGAAAGATTTAACTCAGAAAGAACATGTCGCAGAACTATTCAACGTAGTCGGCATGGTAGGCGTACCAATGCTGCAAGCATTTAGTACTCCCCGTCTAGCAATGAAAGCGTACAAGACTGCGAAAGATAATCCTCTCTTCGGAGATGAAGGTTACGAGCTGTCTGATAGAGCTGTTAAGAAGCATCTTGCAAAGCTGGTACCTGCTGCAAAGAGACCGGAGATCGTAGAACGTATGCGATTGATCCGTGAAGTTCAGAAGATGGAACCTGACTATAAGCCTACTGTAGGTAACATGATAGGTACGGAGGAAGCCAAGGCAGTACAACGTATGGTGGATTCTCGTAACTATGATCTAGCTACTGAGCAGTACTTAAAGACTGAGCAGGCTGTCAAGCGTCTGACCTCACGTCTGATTGAGGACACCGATCCTGCTAACAAAGCCAAGATCGCAGCAGCACTATCCTTCTTCGCTGAAGAGACTAAGCAACAGCTTAAGACTTCACGTGACCGCCTCATTGGGCTTGAAGAGAATCTTCGTAGGGTTGGTGATCCCAACTACTCCGCTGCACAGACAGGGGACGAGATCCGTAAGGAGATGGACAAAGTACAAGGCATCTATAGGCATCAACGCGATGTCATGGCCGATGCTATTGATCCTAACAAGACAGCTAAATTTGATCTGGAAACTATCAACGACCGTCTGGACACTCTTGTTAACGGAACTGATCCTGTCCTACGTATCCGTGAAGGTCAGCGTGGATTCAACTACGCTTCTAAGGAACTCCCCGCTATCTTGAAAGAGATGGCAGAAGTGCAGGTATTACGTGGGGCTTCTGGCGTAGGTGTTGCGCTGGGATCTACTGTTAAGGAGAAGCCTTCCATTACTTTTGGTAACCTCCACGCTATCTATAAGCAGCTCGGTTCACGGGCAGCAGACATCGCAGGGAAAGATCCTACTTCAGAGGTACCCCGAGTACTGAAAGGTCTTCAAGAAGACTTGCTTGGTATGATGGATAGCACTATGGCCAATGCAGCTACCCCTGGGATTGCTGACCGTTATGCAGATTTCCGTGAGTTCATGACTAACGAATACTACTCACGGTTTCAGAGGGGTGCTGGTGGTCAGTTGACCGAGAAGTCGGGAGGCGTTGCTACAGTAGACCTTGATCGTGTCGGTGATACCTTCTGGAAGACTGGAGACAAAGAAGTCTCTATGCAAGAGTTCAACAAGATCTTCAGTGAAGCTGCTGAGCAGATCAGTCCAGGTAATAAAACATTACTTGATGATTTTGGAGAGATGGCTCGTTCATCCCTCGAATCACATGCACTCAATACACTACAGAATGAGATCAAGGGTTCTAAGAACTCTCTTGCAGCTGTAGAGCGTTGGAAGCAGAAGTTCCGCGGTGCCTTGAAGAACTTCCCTGAGATTCAGGACAAGGTTGATGACATCGAGAACTCCTTCAGGAAGCTTGAGCTAGATAAGACAACCTTCTCTACTAAAGAAGCTGAAGTAAACAACAGCATCATTAATAAGTACACAGATACAGATCCTGATGAGATGATGGATCAGTTGTATAAGATGTCGCCGCAGAAAGCGAATCAGTTCATCAATGATATCTTGGTACAAGCCCAGCAAACCCTAGAAGATCCTGCATTCTTAAAGAAAGCTGCAGATCTTGGAGTGCTTGGCGACAAGGTAGCTCCTCTACTCGATCAATCTATTCGACACTCTTTCATGAGACATCTCGTAGGTCGGGCATACGATGCTAATATAGGCGGACCTGACTGGAAGAAGCTTGATGTAGATCTTGTTAAGAAGAGTGAGCTTATTGATACTATCCTCCTTCCCGTGGATAAAGCTAACCTAACAGATCTTAAGGAAGTACTGAAGATCCTAGGTTCTGAGAACAAGCCGCAGACTAAGGCAGATCTGAACCACATCGACACAGCGTTGAAAGGTTTCGGTATCTCTCTTGCATCTATCTCTTCTCGTTACTACTCTGCCTCTCTTGGTAAAGTAGGTCCGGTCTATCTTGCAGTTGATGCACTGACCCGGATGTTTACAGGAATGACTGCTAAGCATTTCGATAAGGTCTATCGTGAGACTATGTACGATCTGGATGGACTTGAAGCTGTATTAAAGCATTCAGGTACTCCAGAAGCAGTGAGCGTAGTTAAGAAGTCTAAGCAAGCAATGAGAGCAGCTTTGAAAGCTGTCGGTAGGGCAGGAGTAGGTGGGTTTAAGAGAAGTCTTAATCAACACATGGTTCTCCTAGGCTATCGTGTTACTGATGCTGATACAGAAGCTGATACTCAGAGCACTAGTACGATTATCAAGAGATACTTGAATGCTAATGATGATCTTACTGGACAGTCTTCTCGTCTTATTAGTGAGGTGCGTGAGCCTGCACAAGATCTTCTCTCCTTGGTACAAGCCGAACGTAAACAGTTCGAGCAACCTACGATAGAAGAAGAAGCTCCAGTTGTTGAAGGGAAACAACCTTCAATCTTTACAACTGCTCCTGAAGTAGCTCCTGAGATCGATGTAATAGATTCTAAAGCCTTTGTAGCCACTGGATTGCCGAACATTGTTAAGCAGGTACAAGAGTCCGGCACTAAGCTACTGCCAGAAGTTCTTATGGCAATGACAGCACTAGAGACTGACTGGGGAAAGAAGGCACCTGAGAATGCTTTCTTCGGAGTCAAGGCTTCTGCTGTAGATAAGGATGTTGTGAAGTTTGCAACTAAGGAAGCTGACGTAGAAGGTAATCTTATACCTACTGAAGCTACTTTCAAAACCTTTAAGAGTTTCCCTGAAGCTGTGGCCGGTGTGATTGCTTTCTTAGAAGTGAATCCGCGGTACACTAAGGCAGGTGTGTTCGAAGCGACTACCCCTGAAGAACAAATTCAGGCTATCGCAGATGCAGGATTCGCAACTGATCCTGACTACGCTGAGAAGCTGATAGATATGCTTGATAGCGTACGTCGTAGACTGCCCGCTGAGACTGAGGCGACTCCTGAGTTATCCAAGGAAGTCACTATCATTGTCGCAGGTAAAGAGATGACATTATCACTTACACCTGAACAACTGAAGTCTCTTGGCATCGAGTTACCAGAATCGACTACCGAAGCTGATCAACCATAATCACTATCCTAAATTGAAGGAGCCTTTGAATGCCACACACAGAACACAAAGTCACATACGGTGAATTCAGGAGCGTAGTGACTGCTGTAGGCTCTGTAGCTACTATTACTAATATGAACCCTTCGTTGCTTAATAGCTTCGTAGGGATCATTTGGTACTCAGAACCTACTGGCGTCACCAAGGCTACACCTACTGCTGGTACAGCTGGAGTAGAATTCCTTGAAGTAGTTACTGATCAGTTTACTCCTGCATTGGGTGATCCTATTGATGCTACAGTTCTTACTGCTACTGTAAATATCCACGCTAATTATACTCAGGTACGTGTCACACCTACTGGTGTTACTGGCGCTACTCATTATAAGGTAATCGTTACGGCTAACAGTGAGGACAGTTTCCCAGACACTTTAGTAGAAACATCTAATAGAGGTAGTTCAGGCGTAGCTGTCTTCGTACAAGACCAGACTACTGAATCACTCGATGTGCCTATGCTGAATGATAGGGGAACCTTCACTACCGATGGAGCCACTACGAGAGATTCTAGGTTCTTCGATGCTGTCGCTGGACACGGTATTCTTGTAGGTGAAATCATAGAGCTTGGTAGTTCAACTACATTTATACAAGCTCGGGTTGTTGGTGTAGTAACTAATCAGATAGAGCTAGATTCTCCAATCAACTCTGCGTACATCAGTGGTACCGTTGGCATAAGATCTTCTGATGATCTCAGAGTCGATGGTTCTATTACTCCACAAATCTTTAGTATCTTGCCTCTAGTCGGTCAGGCTGGTGACATGGTAAGAGTAATCTTTGAAATAGAGTCTACCACTTCCATGGATTTTAGTTCCTTCGGAGATATTGCCGCATTACCTAATGGCTGTGTCTTACGCATCAAGCGGGAAGGTGGTGATTTTAGAAATCTCTTTAACTGGAAGACTAACGGCGAGCTAATTGAAAGAGCTTTTGACCATACATTCCAGAGTAAGACAGGTGGAGGGCTGCACGGTTTTGTTTCGAGGATCACTTTCGGTGGTCAAGATAAACATGGTGTAGTTATTCGGATAGATGGTACTCTCGGCGAAGCATTAGAAATTGTTGTACAAGATGATCTCACTGCGGCGTCCCTCTCTAAAATCAGATTGATTGCACAAGGCCACGAGCTACAAGGGATGTAGGTTATGATTCCATTAGAACTAATAAGTATGGCGGCTGGTGGTATCTTCGGAGCTGTCGTTAAGCTCATCGCAACTAAGCAGCAGATGGAGAAAGATAAGCACGACATGCTGATGCAACAAGCTGGTCTTGTAGCAGAAGCTAGGGAGTTCAGCAGACAAGATGCTAAGTTTGCTTGGACCCGTAGGACTATCGCACTGACACTACTGGCCGCAGTGACCTGTACTATCTGGGCACCCCTCTTGCCTAACGGGATAGTCTTTATCCCTGAAGTGATGGAAGGGAGTTCTACTAGCGTATTATTCGGTCTCTTTGAGATACAAGAAGAGATTAAACAGTACATCGCAGTAACTGGACCGACACTGATGCCTATACATTTTCATTCATTCGCTGCTGTGATGGGTACGTATTTTGGTGCCTCCATCGCATCGAGGTAATTGATGTGTTTGTACATTATAGAAGAACGTGAGCCAAAGGAGGGAAACCCGGTGACCGACGAAGAAAGACTAAAGACGTTTCGCCGTGCCGAGGATTGGGAAAGACTCGCTATATTAGAAGTACGTGTTGATGATCACGAAACAGATATCAAAGAAGTTGTAACTAATCAGAAGAAGCTTACCACGTCCATCGACTTGGTAAACAAAACCCTCCTACAGATTAAATACACCGTGATAGGTGCCATCGTTATACTTGTGGCACAAGAGTTTGGATGGTTAGCCGTCCTAAAGGCAGCAACAGTTGGTGGAGCGTCCATCGTAAAGTAAGTATGAAGGATTAACTACCTGACATTATTAAACCTAAGTAGAGAACCATATACATGGCTAATCGTATTGAATCACGTACACAACTATACAAATCCGACATTGTAACAGTAGCGACAACTGTTACTATCACCGGTATCAACCCCGCCACTATAACTCATTTTGCAGGCTGTCGGTATTACAGTGACGCTATTGGAACACCCGTCACTCCTGGAGCAGGTACAGTTGCTGTCCAAGGTCTGGATCGGACTACTAACCAGTTCACTGATTTTAACGCTACTCCTCTGTCTGCTACTGATGTCACAGACAAGGTGGATGCAACAGCTAATATCACTGAGGTTAAGGCTGCTCCCACCGGTATTACAACAGCCACTCACTACCAATTATTCGTAACCTCTAACGTGTGATGTTTACGGGACATATGCCTGTAGGCTTCATGTCACTCTGTAAGAATAACTTATCAATTTCTTAAACCAACTCTCCTTATAAGGAATACATACTATGACACGTCCCGCTATTGCTGGTGCTGATCAAATCGAATATGATCCCCTTGGAACTCGCTCCGTTGTTAAAGTCCTGGACCAGATCATTGCACAAAAAGGAACCTACTTTCCTGTAGCTCCTGATACTCGTACTGATGCTGGTGCTGTAGCCGTTACAAGCTACTACACTACTGTTGTTACTACTACTGCTTCTGCTATTACCTTGGCAGATGGTACTGAACCCGGACAGATGAAGAAGATCGTGATGTCTGTTGATGTTGGTGATGCTACTCTGACACCTG